TGGTTTGGTGCTCTTTCGACACACCACCCTCCTCAACGACGAGGGCATGATTATATAGTTTAGCAGTTTTACTTACTGCCTTTCTATATTTTTTGGTACATATCTGCATAAGCTGTGTGTACCTAGCGGTACCTTGTTTGATACCCTCCTTCTTTATAGTCTTATATTCGGCGATTTGTACGTAAACCTCCTTACTATTAATAAGGGCTATCACACCTCCTTCCTTTTCGTAAGCTTCGATGCTTCCGTACCTGATTTTGGCACGGTCGATATATTCATCAGATACTGGGGACAGTAATAGTAGTGAGAGAAGGGTATATAAGAGTGTATTCATGACTGCAGAGCATTTAGATTGGGTCCCAAAAAGAGGTGTAGTATCTATCGTAGGCGACTATACCTTTCCACTAGGGACAGATAAGTTTCTTACACAAAGTCGTAAGAGAGCGTTTAACCGTATTATAGGGACTATTGGTTATTGTGACCCGAGTATTTTGTATGGAATGCCTAGTGAGGGCGTTAATTTATGTGTATTGGCTGCTATATCACAGATTGATAGCGTTAAAACCATTTACGTAAATCCTTGTCCGGGGTTTTTTAATTATATAACCGAAGACTCGAAAGAACTACTAAGACATTTAGTATCAGAAGGACAAACTATCACAATGCATGAGAAACCTCAGGGCTTAACTAAAGGCACGTCCATGCTTAAAGAGAGTTTAGAGTACTTAGCAAATACATCGGACGCTGTCTTTCTAGTTTATGATAGTAATAACACGACAAAACGCTTCGAAGAAGTGCAAAAACTGTTGTCTATGTACGATGATAAGGTTATCCTTGTCGATTACGCAACACAGTCATAGGTAAATTCTCTCTGTAATGGTCAATAAAGGCTTGTCGGTTCTTATGCCACGAATCTCTGCCTACTATCTCGCCTGGAGACTGGTGCAATACCTGGATTGGAGCTACGACATTGGTTTTTCCTTTCAAAAATGCCTGAAAAGTGTAGAAAATGTCGTAAAAATCCCAATTTCCTTCAAAAGTCTTAGGTTTTTTGAGTTGGATACTGTTGAGCGTCTTTCCTCTTACGGCTAAAAACAGACCATCAAGCACGACAACCCCTCCTGGTGTACCATAAGGCGTCATTCTCATCTCTTCCAGACTCTTTCCATGCATAACCATACCTGAAAAATGGTCTTCCCCTTGAACTAGACCGTCCCACCATACCGCGCTTTGCTTTAATACCTTTGTTCCGGCGACACCCACGAATCCCGTGGTCTCTGTATTTAAAGCCATATCCAAAAAGGTGTTAAAAGCATCCGGTTCAGTTAAAATACGGATATCATCGTGGCACATAATCACAGTATCATTAGCCATAACAGGTTTACACGCGTTGTGGTAGGCATTAAAAATGCTATTCTCCCCTATTAAGAACGTTACGTCATACCCTGCACGGGTTAAATACTCCTCTAATTGAGGATTTTTAGTCGTTTCATCACGAGTTGGTATAAAAGCGTATTTTTTCATCGATATATAAATATGTCTACTGTAATAATAGTATGGATATAGAAGAAATTAAAAACGAAATTAGATTATGTTCGGAGGACCCGAAACATTTCATTAATAATTACGTTAAAATTTCACATCCTATGCATGGAATTATCCCTTTTGACATGTACAGATTTCAAGAAAGATTGATTACTGAACTGCATGAGGAACGGTTTTCTTTGATTAAGAAGTTTAGGCAGGCGGGCATCACTACTTTATGTGCTGCTTACTCCCTATGGTTTATTATATTCAATAAACACAAAAATGTGATGGTAGTTTCCATCGGAGATAGAGAATCTAGAGCATTCTTGGAGCGCTTGGTTAACATGTACGATGACCTACCGGCTTGGTTAAGACCTAAAGAGGAGTCCAGAAACAAGCACGAACTACGTTTATCGACTGGAAGTAAGGTAAAATCGCAACCTGCTGGTGCTGGTCGTGGTGAATCAGTCTCTTTGTTGATGGTTGATGAGGCGGCGTTCATTGATAAGATGCGTGAATTCTGGATGGCTATCTTCCCTACTATTTCAACTGGAGGTAAGGCATGCATCATTTCTACGGTTAATGGGATGAGTAACCTGTACTATGAGATGTATGACTCAGCTCAACGTGGAGAAAGTGCTTTTAAAATTATTGATATCGCGTGGGAGGAGCACCCTGAGTATACCGAGGAGTGGGCGGAGACTATGAAGCCTACTATCGGGGAACGTGCTTGGTTACAGGAGTATGAGTGCGAATTCTTGGGTACTGGTGACACCTTCGTTGATGGCGGAACCTTGAAGAGAATAAGAGATAATTGCTCAGATAACTATCAATCGCAGCATAACAACACTTTGAGGGTATGGAAAGACCCTGTACCTCACCATACTTACGTTATTTCGGTGGATTCATCGTTCGGGCGCGAGTACGACTACTCTGCAGCTCATATTATAAACCTTTACAACGGTGAGCAAGTAGCGGAGTTTTACTCTAATAAGATTACAATCTCTAAGTTTGCTAAGTTATTGTGCGACTTAGGGAGAAAATACAATTCCGCTTACATGATGGTAGAGCGGAACGGTCTAGGAATGGCTCTCATTGAACAGTTGTTTGACTACCAAGAGTACGAGAACATGTGGTGTGATGAGAAGGGCGAGATGGGAATGATGATTAACCAGAAAACTCGTGAAGTTGTTCTTAACTCTATGCAAGAAAAATTAAAAATGGGTAAAATCCATATCAACTCAGAGAGAAGCTTTAGGGAATTAGCCACTTTCATCATTAATGAGAACGGTAAATTAGAAGCCGACGAAGGATATAATGACGACTTAGTCATGAGTTTATCTTTAGGATGCTATCTAATGGACGATGTGATTGGCGGTAGTCCAATAGCAATTCTCACAAATGAGGAAGAAGTTGAAAAAGAAGATAAGTGGAATGCTATCTTGAAGAGTACATATAATGAGGACTACGACGAAGATACCCGGTGGGTATTAGATTGATTATGAAAGACGACGAAATTTTGGATGAAATGATTGAGGAGCAAGAGAACATGTTGGAAGAAGACATGACCTCTTTCCCCAATTCTACTACGTTTGGGGATAGCAGACCCCTAAGCGGCAAATTTGCTGCATTCTTTAAGTCCTTCTTTGGTTCGAAAGAGCATAAGGCTAAGAGAGGAAGACCTCCTAAGAAGACACCTTTAGCGGGTGATGTTGTAAAGAATGCTGATGTCTTTACCCAAGCTAACGGTCAAATCGGAATATCGAAAGGTATGCCTCGCCTACCTCAGGTTGAGTACGAACGTCGTCGTAAATACCAAGATTATGAAAGAATGGATGAGTATCCAGAGATTGGCGCAGCTTTGGACATTTATGCTGATGACGCTACTCAAGAAGACCTACGCGGCACAACACTTAAAATCGACACCGAACAAGAGATTATCCGTGATGTTCTAGAAGCTTTCGGAGAAACTATTAAAGTCGAGCGCTTTCTTTGGGACGTTACTCGTAACGTGTGCAAATACGGTGACTGCTTCCTTGAGAACATCGTTGACCTAAACAATGCTGAGGCTGGTATTCAACGCATTAAGATTCTTAATCCTAACTATATCTTCCGAGTTGAGGATAAGTACGGGTACCTTAAGGAGTTCCTGCAGGAAGTACCTAAGGCAAATGAGGGTCAACCACAATATGCTCCGGTTGCCGATAAGAAAAACCTTATTAAGTTGGACAAGGACCAAGTGGTCCACTTCCGTAACTTCAATTCGGACCCTCACTTCTACCCTTACGGCAAATCAATCCTAGCCCCGGGCGTGCGCGCATGGAAGTCTCTCCGCTTAATGGAAGACGCCATGCTTATCTACCGCTTGGTAAGAGCACCAGAGCGTCGTATCTTCTATGTTGAGACAGGTAATCTACCTGCTACCAAAGTTGAGATGTTCATGGAGCGCTTGAAGGCTAAATTCAAGAAAGAAAAGTTCTACAACCAAAACGAAGGTGGTATTGATGAGCGTTACAACCCTCTAGCCGCCGATGAGGACTTCTTCGTACCTCAAAAGAACGGTCAGGGTACTAAGATTGAAACTCTTCAAGGGGGTCAAAACCTTGGTGAAGTTGATGATGTACGTTACTTTAGAGATAAAGTTCTCGCTGCGATGAAGATTCCTAAGGACTTTATCGTTGAGAAGGACAACTCGCCGGAAAGAAAGGCTAACCTATCGCAGTTGGACGCTAAGTTTGCTAAAGCTGTATTACGTATCCAACGTGATATTGAGATTGGTTTAACCACTTTATACCGCAGACACCTTCAATTGAAAGGTTTCCCTCCATCAATGGTAACCGACTTTAAACTTAAGTTGGCGCCCCCTTCCGACATTACAGAAAAGCGTCGTTTGGAGATTGACGAGCAAAAAACCCGTGTTGTACAAGCAGTACAGGGTTTACAGTTATTCCCTACATCATATCTTTATGAGACTTACTTTGGCATGACCCAAGGTGAAATACGTAAAATAGAAGATGAAATGGAAGAACAAAAACAAAATGATATGGCGGACCAAGCAGCCGCAGCTGGACCAATGGGTCCCGGTGGAGGTCCTCCAGGAGAAGAAGGAGCCCCCGGCGGACCCGATATGGGTGGTGGTCCAGGGGGATTAGGAGGCGCGCCCCAGCCAGAACCGAAGTAAATCGGTAATTTTCTAAAAAAACGCTTCCCCTATTCGTATATAAACTAGGATAAAAAAAATGAAATTTGATAATCTCTTTAATTCACGTGACAAAACTTTCGTTCGCATTAGCGAGGCAGCCGACTATTTAAGTCGTTTACTCCGAGAAAACCTTTCCATCTTTGAAATTGATGACGCACACAGCAAGGTTACATTCTTGTCTGAGAAGAATAATTTTATTACGTGCGAGTATGGGACAGCCAATGGCAAAATGACTATGTCTGAGTTCATCGTAGAAAGTTTGGAGTCTGTTACCGACGACGAGCGCATTGATGAAGCTGTATCTAAAGAAGTATCTGAGTTTGTTACTAACTTGTCTGAAGACAGGTTTGACAAAGCCGAAGGTTCTTTTGAGAGTATTTTGGAAGCTTTCACTTCCCGTCATAGAATTAAAGAAGCACGGTCTAAACTTGATAAAAAGATTGCGCGTTTCAACGCCGCTTATAGCATTACAGACTCCCCTGAGTATAAAAAACTAGAAGAGGTTGCCCCTATGCTTAAGAAGTTCTTAACCGAAAACAAAGAGACTATCGCCAAAAACCATACCTTAATGGAAGGCATGCGCTTATCTTGTTTGGTAAGTGAGGCTTATGACCTCCCACGCATGTCCTACGATGCACTAGACAAAGCATTCATTGTCGTACCCGAAAATAACAAGAAGAGTCTTTATGAGATGATTTGTGAGAAAGAATTAGTTCGTAAAGAACTTCTTGAAGCTAAAGAGAGCTTTTCTCGTATGTGGGTCGGTAATGATTCTATAGCTGATTTGGCGTCTTGCATTTATTCCAATGACCCGGCAATCATTAAAAACATTAAGGAATGTGTTAAGCAGATTCCTTATTTTGCTTTATCAAGCAAGAGTGATGTTTACGAAGTTCTCAACGCAGTATACGAAGTCACCAACCCGGGAACTATCTCACAGAAGGATATCCGTGACTACGTAGCGAAAATCTTTGAAATGAAGAAGCCACACAAATCCGCCGTGCTTAATACATTAAATGAGAAGTATGGTGTTAACATGCAGAATCTTAAGTTCATCCCCTCTTTTAAAGGGTTAGCTGAAATTTATTCCGATGTTATGGGAATCGTGTCAGAGAGCGCGGGCGAAGGTGTTCTCCACGATGTTTGCTCCGAGTTCGCCCACTTCATGAAAAAGAAAGGTGGTGTCGAAGTTCTTGACGTAGCCAGCTTCCTTCAGGAAAACTTTAACGAGGCAGACATCACTATTATCTCTGATAAAGAGGCTTTTGGGGTTGACGCTCTTTCCGCCGAAATTACTGAGCAGTTCGCTGGTGATGAAGAGGAGGACATGGACGCTAAGGACTTAGAGAAGAAGCCAAAGAAAAAGAAGAAGGGGGGAGCTAAAAAGGACGCTAAAGGCGATGATACCGAAGGTACCGAACCAGACGTAGCAGACGAAGAAGAAGGCGAAGAGGGTGAAGAAGAAGAGAACGGCAAGAAGAAAAAAGGTAAAAAGCCTATCGAGGAGAAAGCTGATAAAGTAAACGGACCCGGCGATGCTAACAACGTAGTTGGCGGGGCTGAACCTTCTAAGAGGAAGAAAGGTAAAAAGCTTAAAGAAGAGGTGGAACCAGAAGCAGAGCCATCAATGCAAAATGATGCCTTTGGTAAAGCTGAGTACGCTCCTGAAGAAGACGAGAAAGCAGAAGGCGAGGGTGAAATTAAAAGTCTCGTTAACGACCTAGAAGAAATCTTGGGTGATATAGACTTAAGTAAAGCCGATATCCACGATGAAGATATTCTAGACGGGGAAGAGGAAGAGACTACTGGTCAAGAAGAAACCCCTGCTTAGACCACTGAAGTAAATTATTACTAAACTTAGTACGCATAATAAGGAGCTCGGCAATCATACTGTCGAGCTCTTTTACTTTTGTCTCGTCAATATGTCCTTCTTTCATCCACTCTTCGAAGCGACCTATAGCAGTCCTCATAGCAGAGATATCGTTCTCTTGGATTTTATTAAGTTCTCGTTTTACGTCTTTTAAATGTTTCATCTGTTTGTATGTTTAGGTTTAGGCTTTTATACGCTCGAATTCTAAGATTCGCATGTTTATGTAGGTAAGGTACCTTATCATAGAAATCATAGATATGAACTTGATTCTTTGATTTGTGAATTCTTAGAGCGCGCCCAAGAGCCTGCAGGGTGGCTATTTCGCTCTTTAACCCACGGGCGTTAATTAAATGGGTTATCTCGGGGATATCAACACCAGTTTGAAAAATAGTTGTACCGATAATAACTTGCTCCCCTTTCGAGACGAACTTCTTAAGCTCCCTATCCCTGTCAGCTAGAGAGTCCTTTCCTTCAAGTTTCAAGGAGCCAGGTATCATTTTATGAAGTATCTCCGCGTGGGCGAGGTTTTTAACAATAATTAATGTTTTTCGGTCATTTTGGTACGAGTTTATTTTTTTTACAATATCACAAATAATATTGTTCCGGCGTTCGTACTCAACGATATATTTCTCATAAATCTCAAAATAGGTGCTCTCTGTGTCTTCAACAGTTCCTTCATCCTCCAAATCAATAATATTAATGGTTGGCTCTGTTAGGAACCCGCCCCCTATCAACTCAGTAGCATTAACCTCCTCAATGACCTGACCTAAGCCACCAACGATATTAAGTTTGGATATAGGCTCTGAAGGTACTGTCGCTGTCATTCCTATACGTACGCGAGCGTTTTTAAAGGATTTAACCATTCTACTGGTTATTTTCCCCTTGGAGAACTCATGCACCTCGTCAAAGATAATGAAGTCTGAAGTGTCCAAGTGGGAGTCTAAAACCTTGTCTATGGACTGCGCCGTGCACAAAGTTACAGGTTTAATGTCTACGCCGTCCCCAAAAGCAACACCTACATCAAACCCGTACTTGGTCAAAAATTTATAAGTTTGGTGTAATAGCTGCTTTTTAGTAAAGAAGATAAGCCCAGTTTTCCCTTCTAAGGCTTTCAGGATAGCTGCTAGAATAACAGTCTTGCCCGAGCCTGTAGGAGCTTTAATAATACACCTTTCCAGTTCCAAAGCTCTCTGTACAATATCTTCTTGGTAAGGACGTAATTCAATGCCTTCTACGTCTGTATCCCCTATCGGAAGTGGTTTTCTCAAGTCCTCTACCTCATACGGTATCTCCCCATACTGTAAATCTGCTTCTATACTATATAAAAGTCCGGTTAGAAATTTTCCACTTTTGGAAGAGAAGAATGATTTTTCACCATTCCACCCTTTCCTATATTGTTTGGTATATTGATAACCGGGAATCTTATAAGTATATTTTTTTTGTAATATACTCTTGAGTTTCTTATTCTCGGTTTTTAATAATGAATGGATATTTCCTACACTTATTTTAACCATTATACTATTATAATAGTAACATGTCTGACGATAATAAAACAATAATTGATATGGCTAAAGAATTTCAAGCTGAACACGGTCTTGAAACTGATACGCCTGAAGAGGCGCCACCTGCGCCTAAAGCAGAACCACCTAAGGAAACAGCGGGACTGGCTACCGGTAAGGTACCAGATATTCTACGAGAACTGCTTGGACAGGTAAACGAAAAGATGGCTTGGGTGCCAATAGATTTACCTTCTAAGGGTCAGGCTTATAATGAACCAGAGTCCGTGGAAATAAGACCTTTCTCCTTCGATGAGGAGAAACACCTACGGAGCATCTCTAAAGTGTCTCAAGGTAGAGAAGTTATCCAGAAAATATTCGAGTCTTGTGTACGTGGGATGCCCCACGACGTCCTAACTATACCCGACAAGAATTATATCTTGTTTAAGTTGAGGGAAATCTCGTACGGTAATGATTACCCTGTAGTATTTAAATGTACTAACTGTCGGACCGAGAACCGTATGAGGGTGGAAATCGACCAGATTCCAATTAAGTATGTTACGGACGACTACGAAGAACCTTTTGCCTTTACCCTTCCAGACTCTGGACAAGAGGTGCGTGCGATTAGCCCTCGTGCCAAAGACGAAGATTATATGGCTACCGGGGAAGTTCTAACACAGAACCTATGGCGTTTTGTGCAGTCTATTGGAGGTTATAAGGATAAAATCATTATTAAGAAGTTTATCGAGGCAACTACTGCTCGTGATGTGGCGACCCTTCGCGATACACTAATGAAGGCAGATTACGGTTTAGACCAAGAAGTAACCTTCGACTGTATCGAGTGTGGTTCAGGACAACAAGGTCAGATTCCCCTTAACGAACATTTTTTCTCACCGAGCTAGAAGCTCGTGCGGGGGCTCTAGCATACGAAAGCTATATTCTCGTACACCGATTAGGTTTTACCCTACAGGACGTAAGGTCTATGTCGGGTGTGGAGCGTAGTGAATACCTTGATTTATACCGAGAAGAAGTTGAACGAGAAAATGAACAAATGGAGAACGCTAAAGGTACTAAATAAAGTAGCATGAAAGTCAATAACACCACCGTAATACGTCGTCACCAACGTCCTAGCGCAAATAGCAAGCTCCTTTTAGATTTCTACCTCATACAGGACGGGGCTTATACAGACCCTTACCAGGTCTGTTCCGTTCATATTTTTCCTAATACGACTAACGGCGACGCAGACTCATACCTAGACCTTACCGCGGGAAGCGAGAATTATGGTCTTGTTAGCTCAACATCCGGCGCTTACTACGAATTCAGAAATTTTAACGATGCGGGAGACTGGACAACCCACACAGGAGGTGATTATTTCAAGGAAGAGAAATTTGGCGGAGAAAAGTATAACTCTAGCGGTATCTATAAATTAGGGACAGGGCACTTTGGCTCAGTACTTGTGCCCGACTCAGAGTGGGTTGATATCACTGAACAAAATGGACGCGGCTCTGTTTCAGGGAATGCTGTAAGTGCCACGGCGAAATATATGGACGTGTGGACTGTAGTAAATGTAGCAGGTTCAAAAGCGAAGACATATATTAACACGTTTGAATTGTACAACGACGGGGCGTTTGCTATTACGGAGC